TTCCTCTTGTGCTTCTTTATTTTCTTTCTCAACAACCCTATTTAACTTCTCAAGCCAAATCTGATATTCATAATAAGGTATTTTTTCTATCCACTCGGGATCTAATTTGTGTTCATTCCAAAGGCGAAATTTCAAATCAAAGTAGTTCTCCAAAGATATCTGAAATAAGGAAAAGAGATCTGATCCCTCCGGGAAAGGAAATTGGGGCGGTGACCTCCTGAGCACCGCATTTAGAACAAGGTAAATTTACTTCCAATTTTGTACCAATTCTCAATAAATCTGTTACCTGAAAGAAAACAGAAAATTCCTCTTTCGACCATGAGTTTGAAGACTCTTCTAATTCTGATAATTTTTGCTCGGTTAAACTTCTCCAGTCTTCATACAAATATGGCGCTATTTTGATAAAGCTTTCATCTACATCTTTACCTTGTCCGATCCTGTTGCGAGCATAAAGTGCAATTGCTTCGATAACCCCGATAGAAGGAACAGTCATTTTAACCGTCCTTGACAACCTGGGAATAGGTAAAACGAATTTTCTTTCACTTTTTGAATAGTAGGACATTAATTGCTCGTCAATTGTATACTTTGATAGAACCCCTGTTCTTAATTCAATACCATTTTGGAATGGACATTCTCCAGTTTGGCAGGAAGTTTTTGGTTTCAGCACAATCATGTTTTCTCCCCTAACAAACGTTAGATCTCGAATTGTCATGATAATAAAAAATCGATCCTCCTGTTTGATTTCTTTGTAAGAAACAACACCATAATTTGGAAATTTTACGACACAACATCTTTCTAAAATTAGATTTAGTTTGGCGTCTATATCCAACATATCAGTTTCATCAATGGTTGAAAAATGTCTTATCTCTTTGACCTCTGCAGGACGAATTGCAATTTGGACACCTTCCGGATAGAACAAACCCCCGGATGGAAGTAAAGCTGGTGGTAAATTTTTCCATCCTAAATCAACAGGTCCATATTCTTTGTTAGTGGTTCCAGCCAAATTCGAAGACTTTACTGGATCAGATTTTATTTGCTGTGCCAACTTAGTTTCCGACACGACCTGTGTTTTTTCTTGTGCCATCTGGGCTAAAGCCTGCACCTCTTTCTCTGCCCTTTCTTCGAGTGGATTGATTGGATTTAGATCTGCAATCCTATCATCGAATGAAATTCCACCCAGTTTTTCTTTTTCTAATAAAATTTTTTCAGGAGATAAATTCTTAGGATCCATAGTGATTTATTTAAAACACACAAAAATGTGTTTCTTATATATGTTCCTTGAAAAAAAAGTTCCAATTATAGGAATTGATCCTGCCAGTAATCAGATTTCCAAGTTGTATCTAAAACATAAATGGAATCGCCTGTATCATAACTCAACGCCATAGTGGTTAAAGGTTCTATTAAGAAACAATTATTGAGGGTGATTCTTCTAAAAACGTCTCCTTGCTTGTTGAAAATAGAAACAACAATCTGTCCCGTATAGTCTCTTTTTAAACCCATAGCACCAGTAAGTGGATTGTAAATCAAATCTGACCATTGACGCAGAATTTTAAAAACAGTCATGGAGTTGTTTTCATTCAAATTCACTTCAAAAGCTATTGAAAACTGTACGTCTGAAGTTGAAGGTTCACCTCCAGCATATCTTCTCTCTGCAAATTTGTAGTATTGAGTTACTGGTGCGGCTGGTTGGATGTCTACTGCCAAAGAGCCAGTCACACTTTTAACCTGTTGTGTTAGAATCGATTCTCCATTGAATCTGACATTAGCTAAAGTTACACCTGCTGGAGGAGTAATAAGAACTTCAAATTGATTCAAAAAAACAGGCTCAAAATTGTTGCGAGCCGCGAGAGAATTATTAAAATGAGGTAAACCGGCCATTTAGTTTCTTAATTTTTAGGTAAAAAGATCATCCCAGTAATCAACCGCCCAAGTCATGGTAACTTCATATAAAGTAGTTCCATTTACATAATCTAATTCCATGGGGTCGATAGCTTTCATGGGAAAGCAATCACGACAGGTAATTCTTCTGAACACATCTCCATTTTTATTAAAAATAGAAATGATGATTGTACCAGTATAATCGGTTTTAATACCCATTGCTCCTGTCAAAGGATTGTAAATCAAATCAGTCCACTGTCTTAAAGTTTTGAAAGTGTACATGGAATTATCATCATTCAAATTCACAGTGAATTTTACACTTAAATCCAAAGAAGTTTTATCTGGTTTACCACCTGCATAGTTCCTTTTGGCAAACTTGTATTTCTGAAACACGAAAGATGGATTTTTGTCCACGTCCATGCCGTTTACATTGACGACCTGCTGTAACAAAATTTGTCCGCCCTGAACTGCCGCAGGAGGAATCACTGTTACCTCAAACTGGTTGAGATAAACAGGTTCATATTTGTTGATCGAATACAATGAATTTTGGTAGTGGGGTAAACCGGCCATTAATTGTTTTTCTTTTTTTATTTATCTCATCTTTTGAAATTCACACAATATGTTACACAAAGTTTATAAAACCACCGGATGCGATGCCACCAGTTCTGGTAACGGTGATTCTATTGATGAATTTCTGTATACCTCTGGCTGGCTCGATAATAACATCTATGATTCCCATATTCATGTCGATAACAGAAGGAGGGTTATTGGACGCATCCATAATAACTTGGTAAGCATAAATTCCACCTCCTGCTCTGACCCCATCCAAATAAGTATCAACCAAAGTTTTAATCTCCAAACGGATGGAGTCCTCGTTAAAGTCGAATAAATAATTGGCGAGAATTTCTTCTACGTCATTTTCCAAACTGATTAACAAATCTCTGACGTGTAATAGGCCAAATGCAGAATTAACAGTTTGATATGCAGTCTGGTTTCCAAAGATAACGACACCAAAACCTCTCTTCTTAATAATAGGGTTTAATCCAAAAGGCTCCAACCATCCGCGATCTTCGTCTGTGAAGTCGTATTCTACTCCTACAATATTACCTCCGGAGATTGTACCTCTTTTTTGACCTGCTATGATGTTGTAAGGTTCTCCATTTGCGAATTTTCTAACAAAATTGTTGGAGACATAAGCGGCTGGAGGAACATTTACGTTTCTGTTATTTTCTCTAATAGTGATGTAGGGAGTGAAATAACCAGCAAAAGAAGCTCCTAAATCTTGGGTTGGTAAACTGAATGTATAAGAAGGATTTAGTGATAGATTTCCTCCTTCAGCGATGTACTGAGCTTCTAAAGGAGGATAAGGATCTGTAGCAGTTGGTGCATTAGTAAATCTTGGATCTGTGCTGGCTCTGAATTGTGCCATTGAAGGAGCGTTTATGAAAGCCAAAGCCTTCTGTCTCATCATAGCCAATTTAGAAAGTTGATACTTAGAGTTTGGTTGAATTGTACCACTGAATGTATCAACAATGTACCTGAAAGAAATGACGTCTTTGGTAGCTAGAGTTGCAGCCAAATTTGTATCATAAAGAACATTCAAAATTTCATCCACTCTAAGATCGGTTCCATTAGGTCTTTGTGCATCTCTCATGGTGTATCCACTCAGGTAGATGAAATCGAAAGATCTTGTGAATTGTGGGATCGATTTGAATTTTTGAACCTGAATCGGAGATCCAGCATAGTAAAAAATAGGTCTTGCGCAGGTTACCCTTACTACCCCGGAGGTTGTAGTTTGAGCTACCGCTGTAACTTTTGTTAATCTGGATTGTCTGTTGGCACCTACGGTTTCACATAATTCCAGGTCGGTAGAAACCAAATAGTCTCCAACTGAAATTACTTTATTGTTAACCTGATCTGGAACGAACGTAAAGCTTGTTGCATCTATTTTGGTCAAAACATCCAAGAATTGATTTATTGATGCGACATTAGAAACTATGTCAGTTTTTCCTGCAGAAACGGGTAAACCAATATTATCGGATGCATAAACAGTTCCAAAAGCAGGATAATCAGTTAAATCATCAGGATTCTGCCTTGCAACATTATCAAATGATCTTACATAAGAAACATTAAATTGATCCCGGTCTACCGTCAATTGTGTGTCTAAATAAAAAATGTTTGTCCCTGTTGAGTTCAACCAAATTGTGTCCCCGTCCTCGATTTCCCGATAAAGAATGTTCTGATATAAATTGGTAGTGATCTGACCAGTTAAAGCATCAGAAGCCGTACCTCCTGTAACGGAAGCCACATTCACGATATCTAGATAATCGGAAGCTCCAAATTGCTGGTAATAATTAACAACACCATTTGCTGGTGTGCCTGTTGTAAAATAAGTTGGTTTTACACTAACACCTTGTGCCGCATAAACTCCAGTGTCTAAAGGATGAGTGAAAGTGACTGTTAAATTTCCAGAGACTTCGCTTACACCGCTGACTTTTAGCTTCACCAAATCTCCGTTAGAGAATTGGTTAATTACGTTTCCAGTGAGGCCAACCGGGATAGAAACTGTACCAAGAATAAAAGGTGACTTTGTTGAACTAGGAGTAAGAAAATCTCGCAGGTAAGTTTTTTGTGCAGATGTGAGGGAAGGTTGGGTCAAAATAGCAGCAGTTGCAGAAGCGCCGGATCCTCCTCCTCCACTGAAAGAAACGGTGGGAGCTGTTAAATAGCCAGATCCGCCGTCGGTCAAAACAATTTCAGTTACACTGCCTCCACTAATTTTGGCGTATGCCGCTGCTCCTGTAGCACCTAAAGGATTAACGAAAGTAACCGTTGGAGCTGAAGTGTACCCGTTACCTGTTGCTCCCAACCACACGTTAACCACCGCACCGCCAGTAACACCAGAATTAGTTCTGACATAATGAAGTCCGCCGAAAGTCGCAGTTGGATTGTAAGGAACAAGAGCTGATGCCGGGACTCCAGTAGGTCCGGTCACGCCATCTGCCCTGAATAAAGTACCGACCTCTATTCCCTGATAAATCCTAGATGCACCGGTAGGACCAGGTTCTCCAGAACCAGTGATCCCTCTAGAATTTTGGGTGTACAAATAATCTTGAATCAATTGTTGGTCGTAACTTAGGAAATTCAAAGTAGGATCTTGAAGATCCCTATCTCCGGTGAGTTCATCAATCAAGAAGTTACCTACCAAATCTACTTTAAATCGATTTTGACATAAGTAATCTAAAGCCTCTGCGTCTACAGCACAGAAAAGTCCCGTAGAAGGTGTGTTGTTATTAACCAGGGTTTGTATAAATTGATTGTTCCCGTTCAGATCCACGAAATCTACAATTAAACACCCAGTTACTTGGGTGATGATATTTACATTTTGTTGGCTTAAAAAATTGTTGATTTGGCTTTTGATAAAACCATTGGGGGTAAAAAAGGCAGACCATTCTGGATCTTCAGACAAAGCCTGATAATCCGTCCAGTCTCCAGAGACAGCGATAACATCAATGAACCAATCGGAAATATAATCATAAGGATGCACGTAACTTGGAACATTGTTTGCTCCATACCAATCAATGGCAAAAACATCATAACCTTGCAAAGGCGGTGTAGCATCAGTGGATTTTCTAACTATGACAGACATAGATTGTTGGCCTAAATTTACCAAATTGAAAATTCTTCCCTGGTCGACGACAGACATGGTAGCCAAGAAATAATCCACATCGGCAAACCAGAATCTTTCTTTGTTGTAAAAAGAAGAATAGAGGCGAGATGTAAGAACACCATTGGGTTCGTCAGTTGCAACCGAAAATCCAAAGTAGTCTACCTTATCAGCGGTAGGTGAATCTACGTCGTTGTTTAATTTTAACAAATTCAAAGCAAAAACTGGTCCCGTAGACAAACAAGTTAGAATAGATCTCTGAAAATATGATCCTTGTGATTCTAGATTTTTGTCAATGTCGCCAAAAATTGCTATTGCTGTTGTGACGTCCGGGATATAAACCGGAGCATTGAAAGGGCCCTTATTTGAAAAACCAACCACCAGACGAATTGTTTGGGAGGTTAAGATGATGTTTTCAGAGGCATCAAATTCAAGCGTGTAAACGCCAGAAGCTTTGAATTGTGATAAATCGAGTTTGATTTTCTTAGCCATTATCGTTTTAAAGATATTTTTTCCCTAGTATATATCGAAATGAATTGCCACAATTAAGGATAATATTACTAGAGTTCCTATTTATATATCTTCAAAGAATCATGACATAAGTCTGCTGAATGAATTATAAAAGTTACCCTCCTTGGTTTTTCCATCGGATTCCTTGTCGTCTAATTTGGATTCAATTAATTCCCGGTAACCTTCGTCCATCCGGTCATAAAGATCACCTATTAAATCGTAGAAAGCTGTTGTTTCAAAAAGAGCAGACAAATTAACCAAAGTCATGGCTACATCATCATGTCCAGATTGAGAAGAATAAGTGCCGCTGTTGTTTAAGCCAAAAGAAAAAAGTTCAGGAATAGTCCACGCTTTTTCATTCACAATAACCCGATTTTGTCTAAATAGAGATCTCAGCATTTCGCAATATTTCATTTTGTTCTTCTCATTATATTTAATGCCGGGTTTTGCAGTTCGAGCAGACTCTGTGTGTTTCGTGTGTAAAAACATATCCAAAGAAATCTCGTCATTAGAAATTAATTTATCTAACAATAATTCACCTCTGAAGTTCATTTCTAAAATTACGGTTAATCTTTCTTTGTTGAAGATATTCAAAATCAAAGCCTCTATCATTCTTTTGATGTCCTCGATTTGAATACCATTGTCTCTAAAAACACCAACCTGCAGTAAGCCAAAAAAGTCAGCTTCGTCCTTATAGTCATCGATAGTTTCGATTAATTTTTTGGGCAAAGGTACAACTCTAAATATATTGATGACAGTAAAATCTCCTCTGCCTCCACCGGCCAAATCCACAGACAAAACAAAATTCTTGTCTTCCAAAGACGCAGAATCCAAAGAGAATTTTGGGTGCCATCTAAAATTCTCATAAACAATCCCCAAATCACTAAGAACATCAATCTCCCTCCACACATATTCAGATTCGTTTGATTTGATTTTTTTTAGCTCATTTGATCCTAACAACAAAGAGGTTGAACTGAGAAATTGATTGCCGTATTCCTGATTGAAAAGTTCCTCACTTCCTAGGTTGGCAATTTCTTGTCTTTTCCATTCTTCATCCCTGCCCGGCACCTGCCACCAGTCCACCCGAACGGGATT